AGAATTTACTGGAACACAGTTTGGAACCATTTTTTTACCTTTTTTCTTCATACCTTTTGCTACATATCCATCCCAACACGCTTCACTTTTAGTTCCCCAATTTGCAGCACCAACTTTACGACACTTTACTAATGCTCCAGAAGCATATGCGCTTGGCCAAACATCATATCTTGATTTTACTTTAGTATAACAGGCATCTTTTTTTCCACTATCTTTACCTGGTTTATCTTTTACTTCTTGTATGTTCATTTCTTCTGTCCTTACATTAGTTGGTTTTGATCCACCAGTTTTTGCTGGTTGATTTGGGTCTAAACGATTCTTTCTAATTCTTGCTTTTTCTTCTTCTTCTGGAGAAAGATTTGCTGCCATTTTCGAACTACCACATTTTGGTGTAGAAGTTTGTCCTTCTTGACGAGCACAAGGTTCTCCTGCAAATTTCCCACCAAGTTGCACCCACCCACTTTTTCCTGTGGATGATTTTGATTTTCCAAACCAATCACGAAGACCTTGATCGCCAGACTTTGTTTCTTCTTTCACATCTTTGAATTTTTTATGTTCTTTTTTGGCAGATGCTTCCATTTTTTTCAATCGAGTATAGTAGTCTGGAATCTCATCCAAATGTTGAAGAGCAATGTCCATAGCAAGTTTATGATCTTTAGTATGCTCGTGCTCAATTGGTTCTCCCATATCCAATTGCTTCTGAATATCCGAAACATCCATACGATGTTTCTTTGCAATTTGTTCAACTGATTTATGAGACTTTATATGCATTATGCTTAAATTACTCTTTACTATTTAGAAAACCTTGTTTAAGAAGTTTTGATAGTTCGGATGTTGATCCAACAAATAGTGCATTATTAGTGACATTATTTGTTGCTTTTGGTCCGTCTTCCTCAACATCTTTAAGTTTCTTTTGTAAATCAATTAATTTATCAGTGGTATCGGCAACACTCTTAATCAATTGACCGGCAACTTCATATGCTCTGGCACTCCCTCCTTCTCCAGCAAGTTCCATAATTCCATTAATTGCTTCTTGACCTTTTTCAATCAAAGAATACAAATTTGCTCTGGTATATTCATAATCTTTTCTAATATCATTATTAGGTGATTTAATAACTTCAATATCTAAAGAAGTTTTATCTACCTCAATAATATCAACAACATTTGCTTCTATATTTAAAGATTTGCCAATAATATCATCCATAATTAACTATCAAATATCTTTTTGTTGAGTTGGGCTGAATTTTTTAGAGTCGTTAAAGAAACTCCAGTTTTCACTAAATCCAAAATCATCTTCTGGTCCAACATTAATAGGGTCTGGAGTAACCGTGTATCTCATTTCACGTTTTGCGGAATTGGGATCTGTTCCAGTATACATATCAACTTGAACCTTACGAATTAGACCATCTGTACTTTCTGCAACAGGACCAAATAGATATGTTTTGGCAGTAAATCCAAAAGTATAAATTAGTGACCTTCTTGTGGAAAAATCCCCTTCATAATCATCTTGAAAAGAAACATTATTTAATACAATGGGAATATCTCTTTTCTCTCCAATTGATTCAACCAAATCAATAGTTATATTAAGTGATGGTTGAAAATACGGTAAAATTTGCTCAACAATTTGAAGAGCATCATCATTTAATTTAGTAAGAACCGATAATTCAAATCCAATATTATATGGAACTGGCATATAAACTTTTTTTAGATTTACACCATCACTAGCTTTAAAATTTTGAGTAACTCCAGATTTTCTGGTTGAATCGTATTGTATAGATACCATCTCAAATGACATTCTTGGTAATGTCATTGCAATTGGTTTATTTAATTGTTCTTGCTGTTGAATCTTTGCAAGAAACTTCTGAGTAGGACCATATGCAAGAGGAACCTTCATTTCAGATAAAGTTCCGTCCTGAGAATCTTTATGTCTAATATAAATCTCATTAAATAAAGTTCCAAAACCAATAATGGTTTTTCTTATAATTTCGTGATAATAGTAGGTTCTTAACATTAATAATTACCAAAGGGGTTTGATTCTGAAAAATCTAAAATTTGATCTGCCTCTGCTTCAATCTCTATATTTTCTGCATATGGATCATAGAGATCATATACCTCAAAAGATTTAACATTATATATCGCAGAAGACGCTACTCCTATAACGGTTTCTCCTGGATAGAATTTGCCAGTATTTATTGATACTTTAAGAACTTTTTCACTATTTTCATTTGTCCAACTCTTAATAAATGCTCTTGTACCAGAAATAGATCCGACAATTTCTTCATTATTTTTAAATGTTCCTATACCAGCTGCTGGTGGAGATGAAATTGTGACGGTAGGATTGGTAGAATATCCATATCCAGCATTTGTAATTCTAAATCCACTTACAACCCCATTAGAAATAGTGGCAATTGCTTTTGCGGTTATACCAAATCCAACAGGAGGTGCAATAGTTACTGTTGGAATAGTATAATAATTACTACCAACAGTCGTTAATCCTATTGTATATACTGCATTATTTACAATGCTTGCAGTAGCAGCTGCACCTGTACCTCCTCCGCCACTAATTACAATATTTGGTACGGATGTGTATCCAAAACCACAATTAGTCAATTGGATAGTACTGATAGATTTTGATCTAACAGAATCAGTAGTTATTGCAACTGCTGTTGCTCTAAGTCCTCCAACTGGTGGAGCATCAAAAGTCACAGTCGGTGTTGATGTATAATTTGAACCATCATTGTTGAAGTATATTTGTCCCACCACACCAGAAGATGCAATAGTGGCAGTTGCTGTTGCAGTTACCCCTGCTCCAACTAATCTTAAAGTTGTAATATATCCAACATTCTTGATGGTATCCTGAATTTCTTCAATGTCGGTATCAATAAGTTCATCTTCAAGTTCAAACAATTCACATTTCAGTTCATAAACATAATTTTTACCTAATTGATAAAAAGGATTTTCAAATTCTACTCTTTTTATTTCGAAAATTCTTTCTCCAAGTGGAAAATAAATCAAATCTCCTTCTTTTGGACGAGTTGCAAATAATAGAGATGATCCATCATCAAGATTTGTATCTGCCTCAGTTCCTGCAAGAATATCCTGTAAAAAAGGACTAATAAATTCTTCAAATCTTTCTCTGGAAATAGTTAATGTAATTTCGCTGGTCAATTTAAGTCCAAATTTTGACATAATATCATAATTGGCACCATATCCCTCATAATTATTCAAATATGCTTCTATGATAAAATTGCTATCAAATTTGGAAGATTTGACCTCTCTGATAATATTATCAGTATCGATATATTTTCTTGGAATATAATATACTTCAACCCCGAACATCCTAAGATGTTCGTTGACCAAATCCTGTACTAAATTTTGTTCTCCTGAAGAACCTTGTAAGAAAAAAGGATTGAGTGCCATTATCCAATAAAATCGTATGGTGGTAATTCATAATCCATAGACATTCTTGACCTAATATCTTCTATTTCCTTTTCGGCATCTTCATATATTTCTCTACCATTCAATTCAATACCACCTGGCAATTTAACTCCTCTAAATTTAATGAGATTCTGTCCCCATTGCCTTTTCATAAGTGCTGTCAAATATCTCTTTAAGAAGCTGTCATTATAAACTTTTGTAAAATCGTTTGGATCCAAAATTCTGTAGCAGTCAATAACAAAATAAGTGTCTGGTAGTTTTTGCGACCAATCAATATCAATATACAATCTATTTTGTCTTTTATTGAATCTTATTTGCTTATCAGTTTTCAGTAAAAAGTCAATATCTTCCAAATATGTTTTGACCATTGCATATTGCAATAATTCGACTGAGTTAAAGTAATATAAGTCATTTAAGAATAATTGGTACTTAATGCTGAACATACCACCAGAAATATCACTGGTATCAAATTTAAATACTTTCTCAATACCTATGATAGAATCTGGAACTTGAATGTAATTTGAGGTTTCGTAAAAATTAAAACTTGTTGTACCATATCCTGAAATGTTTGAGGTTCCTGTTGTTGTTACGATTCCAACTCCAGTATCTTTTTGTGCCTTTCCTCTATCTACATCTGCCTGTGTAACTTTATACTTTAAATACATTCTTTCCACACCATCAAAATGGCGCTCGTGGAAGTACTGAAGGGCATCATCAACTAAATCATCAATTTGATCATCATCAATATTAATTTCCAATACTGGAGCACCCAATCTTCTCAAGCAGTAATCAATTAAATCTTGTCTGCTAGCTGGTTTTGCCATCAGTAGGTCCCTCCATCTATTTCTGTGATTGTAACATCGCCATTAATGTTAATATTTTGTACAACTAAACTATCAAGATTTAGAGTTCTTTGCGTCACAAATTTTTGTGTTGAAGAATTGTAAACTGCAATCGCACCATTTTCAAGCACTGTTGCATCTACATCAAATAATTTTGTAAAAAGGGTTGGAATAGATCCCGCAGATAATACTTTAGTCGCTGTCTGAGCACCTATTCGTACTGTAATATTTGACATTATCGAGTCACCCCTCCTCTAACTAATGCCATACCTTCAACTGCTTTTGTTTTATCGTAAGCTGACCCCAATCCACCTTGCTGAAGCATTACATCATAAATATATCTACCAGGTTTTAATGCTGCTGTCTTAATTGAAGTTAATGAAATTGAAATAACTCCATTAGAAGCATTTGTAATTGAAGAAGCAAAAGAAACTGAACTTGAACTACTATAAGTCTTTCTCAGTTGAGCAGTTACCCCATAACCCACCAAATTTTTTGGTTCATTATTGGCAGTATTTTCTAATTCAAAATTGACATTAAAATCATACCCTTGCTCAATAACAATATTTGCTACATATACTGCCATATTCCCAAAAAAGATGCTATACTATATTTATAATCAAGAGTTAGATAGCATTCCCACAACTTCTTGCTGATGAAGATACATTTTACAATACAATTTTGCAAAATCTCTCAATTCTTCCCCATTTAAGTTATCAATAAATCGAGTGTGTTTCTCATACTCAAACATTTTATCTATACTTGATAGATCAATTTCTTCTGGTTTCATTAATAAGTTCTCTCAATAAAGATTTTATCTCACTAACTTCATTTTTTAGTGATTGAATTTCTATTTTTTGATGTTCTCTTTGATTTAAAGAGTTTACATATTCATTATAAGACCTATCATCACAATTGACTATAGCCCCACTTTCCTCATCTCTGTAAAGATGAGGATGGTCTTTCACTGGAATCATCATCTTACCGCAAGTGTTCTAAGATTTTTAATTTTTGGTGGATATGCCTGATCAGATCCGGCAAAAACAATTTTAATTAAATAACCAGTAAATAATCCCAAATCACGAGCAGTAAATTCATATTCAATAAATTCTTCAGCAATACTTGCTGGAGTAAATTTATCTGGACGCCCATTGTTTTTGATTGGATCAACCACACCATACAGATAACTATCTGGTGAACTTGTATTTGTTAAATTGTCGTATCCTGGGAATAGTTCAAATATTGTGTTAACTTCTGTAGAATCTGGTTTTATGAGGGAATAAAGTACTCTAATATCTGCAGATGAGTGCCTATATGCTGAGAATATAACTTTCAAAGAAGTTGCCGGATTTTGTAATCTAACCAACTGGGAAACATAAATTGCTGCATTTGGATCATAGACAGCAGAATTGACTCTATTATCAGAGGCATAATCGGTAATTGGTTGATTGAAACGATTAGTCCTAAATTCTGTAAATGCAGTATCTAAGAAAATAATTGGAGATAGATTTGGGTGTGTTGTCTGTAAAGTAATTCCAGTTGTAAAAGATTTATTTCTTGGTAATGTAGTCAAATAAGTATTTTCATTTATCTTCGAGCACACTGCTCTAACTGAACTTAATCTATTATTTTTATTTAATTCAATAGACTCGAATCCTTGATCAACAAACGATACCTCAGTTCCAGAAGTACTTGTAGCACTTACTGTTCTAATTTGTGCGATTGCTGAGGTATAATTTGCTGGAGAGATGATATTATATTTGGGGAATATTGAATTAAATTGGATATTTTCGGTTGCAGTGGCATTAGAACCACCCAATGTTCTTTCATCTACGAAAGATAGTTGTGGGAATCCAGAAGGACTATTGTCAGTAGTTCTATTAATACCATTTGCCGAGAAGTCAATAGGAACATAGTAACTATCAATTTCCATATTCAAAGAACTAATTGATTGTGTTACAGTATTAATTCTTCTTAAAGAAACTCCATTGAGTTCATACTTGTATACATTTGAACTTGTTGCATGATCTTCAATTGTTGTGGAGTCCTGACCTCTACTAATTGTCTGTAAAGATCCCTGCCCAATAGATTGATATTGAATAATTTCATTATCAATTTTAATATATCCTGGATTTGTAGATGCAACAGAGACACCTTCAAAAGTTGTGAATCTTGAAGTATCGGCAATACTAATTGTAGTATCACCAACATTTAGAGATGATGACAATGTAGTCGGTACAATATTTGATTGAATATTGTTCAATACCAACTTATTAGTCGGAGAATACATATGATGATCAAAATGGTCAACCTTAATATAATTTCCACTATATTGGTTTGAATATGATGATGAAGTTAAGATTGTTGTAGTTCCAAGACCAATTGCATTTCCGGAATTATCATAATAAACAAGAGCCGCAGTTGGAGTAAATGATTGTCCCTGAACTGAAGATAAGTAAAGAGTATCAACTTTACCACCATTATCGGAAATAGTTAATTTAGCATTTAATCCAGTGCTGCCGGATGAAGATGTAACAATTCCAACAACATCACCAAGAATATATCCATTACCACCAGTTGCTACAGCTGCGTTAATTATAACTCCACCAATTTGGGTAATGTTTAGAGTTAGCCCAGAACCATTTCCCACAATTGTGTATGTGCTTACGTTTGCTTGGTTGGTGTAGTTAGATCCACCAGTAAGGATGCCAACAGAAATTGCCGCAGAACCAGTACCAACAATATATCCATAATTATATGGTTTAGAAGCATCGCTAACCTTTCTTCCTGTGGTTAGAATGCCGATCATAGGTGAAGAAATAGTTGTTGTAATACCAACTTTTAAATTTCTTGGTAATGTTCTTATCGGATTGATTTCCAATACTGGAATATATCCATTACTTTCATTCAATGTTGGATTGTAGAAGAATGCAGTACCAGCAGTCAAACTGAAATTAGCTTTATAAAGTTTAAACATCAAATCTTGATATTGATTTGCCGTCCAAATTGAACCATTTTGTGATTTAAATAGGCTTCCAAGAGCAAACTGTCTACTATAAATTACACTATTTGCATTAGATCCTGATGCATTAACAGTTTTCTTGCCCATCTCGGCAATCCAAACATTATAACCATCACTTTGAGGTGATAATAAAACAATAGCATACTCATTTCCTGGAGCAAGATAAATTGGATATTTAAATTTAACGTTTGTTACTAAAGATGCATCATTGGAGATATTGACATCAGCTGGGCGAAGTACAACAGGATCTCCTATTCTATTTGTTGTTACTGTTCCAAGTTCAACAGTTCTTACCTCAATAGTTACTGTTGCATTTCCAGTATCCTTTGATTGGAAGAAGAGGTCAACGGATGTTATGAATACTCCTTTATCATCATCAGTAAATCCGTTTGCATCAGGGGATTCAATATTTCCACCAACACTAAAACTCTGTGCTAAAGGATCAACATAATATTCTGTTCTTGTAATAGTTATATCTTGGCGATATAAGTCATACGTTCCTTCAGATCTATATTGTTGTTGTGCAGACGATGATTGATAATCACCTAAAATTGGTGCTTGATTTGTCGAACTTGTTGTCAGTTTATAAGTTTTGGTTCCAGTACTAAATCTAACATCTGGTGCGGGATCGGCATTTGGGTCCTTGAGGAAGAATGTTCCAATAAGATCTCCATAATTATCCGATATCAATCTTAAATCTTTTACATATGCAATGGCACCACTACTCTGCCCAACCAATTTCATTCCAATAACAATATAACCAGAATATTTACCCTGAGCTTCTTCTGATAGTGAGTAGGTATCTACATTTAGTACATTTGAAGATGCACTATAATTAGTTGTTTCTAAAGATTGTGATGATGCATATGGGTTAATATTATAAGTTGTTGTTGGGGCATCATATTGACCAAATTTATGATTCGGTGATGCAACTCTAAAAGTAATTAAATTGGAACCACCAAAACTACCAGTAACAGTCTCACCAACTGTAAATGCTTTGGAAGCACCATAAGTTGTTAGTGAAGAAGATGGAGAAATTTCTATTAATTTTGGTATAAAATCAACAGACCCATTTCCATCAAAGAATTGATAAAATCTGGTTGATGGTTTTAAGTTTTCTGCAACAAATTGTGTGTTGCGAGATCTCATATAAGTATCAGAACCACTACCTACAAAAACATCTGTTGTGGTTATATTAGTTTCCCAATATAGAGTTTGTCTAGTCCCTGTTGCATATAGCCAAACATGCCTCTCAACTTCTGTTATATGTGGGATTTTAATAGTTCTTACCCAACTATCGCTGGCAGGTGATAGTTGTATATTTCCATTATATGAAACCACATTAAATGGATTAACATTTTCAATCTGAGTTGCCAATGGTTGTTGTAACCAAGATGTCTCAGTATATTTTAATGTTACTGCATTACCAGTTTTTTGTACATTTGAATCCAAAAGACTAAAATTGGAATCAAGATTTAAATTTTCATCAATAACAGGAGTTCCTGCAGCAATTTGACTTTTAAGACTATTCCTGCTAATGATAGGTCTTAATTCCTTTGCATCAGGATCAACTTCTATTGATGAAAATATGGGATTAACCAAAGAAGAATCTTTAAAATCATCTACAAAAAATCCACTCTTAAACCTGTTAAGTCCAGATGCATCTTGAACTTGTAGAGTTTGAGTACTTATTTCTAATAAAGAAAGCGCAGTAACCCTTTCCAAATTTTGAACTCTAGACTCAATTTTCCCAATATCTCTCATTGTGTATCTTCTGTTATCAGCAAGAGAAATACTCACAGTGTTGGGATCATATAGATATGGTGGTAGAGTAATGGTTGCAATTTCCATTACCTCGTCTTTATTTGTTGGGGATTGTGGAACTCTTGCCGAAGTTCCCTCTTTCAGAACAAATTCACCATTTTTATTCAAATATAATTTATCAATTCTACCTAAGTAATAATCATATCCCAATAGTGAACTTTCAGTAGGAGAAAAAATTACTTTTGGTGAAGTTCCAAAATTTCTTTGTGAAAAATCAAATGGTGAAGCAGAAGATCCTGTAAATTGAGAAACTCTGGGTCTAAAATCCAAAGTATCAGTTGCTCTCACAGTATCAGTTATACCAAGTGATGGGACATCATTTAGATATCTGTTCTTATCGTAACTTAGAACAGTGAAAAGGTCTCCATCATCATTGGATGGAATTGAATAATAATCAAAAACAATATAAAGTTGTCTGCTTGGTTCGGATATATTATTATTTCGTACAATTTTTGAATAATCACAGAATTGTTCCTTATGACCTTTATTTAATGTGTAATTATTACTAATATCTTTATACTTACCTAAAGTAATAGTTTGTATATTAGTTGTAATATTAGATTCTTTAAATGTTACAGATTCATTTGGTACAAATCTATTTGAATTTTGATATACAACGCTTATAGTATTTGAAGTTACGCTGGGAGATTTTAAAACTACTCTTGCAATAGTTTTGCTGGTATTACCAAAGATCGTTTCTCCAACAATTGCATTTGAATCAACATTAACAATTGGACTAAAGGATAAGTTATCCAGAACCGGAGCATTTTGATCGAGAGATTCATAAATTGTAATAATATTTGCAACATCGGGATAATTTAAAGATATTTCTTCATCTTGAACTCTTAATCCATAATATTGGTTATATGCAAGTCCATCATTAATTGATGTGTTTATACCAGTTCCAGATTGAAGATATTTTGAAAGATTGACTGTTAAAGTTTGACTTCTTGTGTAAGTTTTAACTTTACTTTTAATTCCACTCTTTAATAATGAAACATTAACAACAACGTTGGATTGGTTTGCACTTAGTCCACTGAAAGTTACATTATTTCCACTAATTGTGAATTGATCTGAAGTGACAGTTCCAATACCACCATTAGCATAGAAAACTGAATATCTTTCTTGTGTAAATGGTAAGAAAAATGCGCTAGTAATTCCACTAGTTAATGATGTAAGATTAAAAGTTAAACTACCACCTGCACTTGTCGATTGTCCCGTAATCTGATCTACAATAGAAATATTGGATCCACTTAAATTTACAGAAGATACATTTTTATCCGGTAGTGGGACATAAAGACCCAATTTATCTTGATTCCTAATTTGTGATACTCCAAGAGCAAACCCAATACCAGTTGAAACACCTACTCCACCATCACAAATACCAGTAACAGTTGTTATTCCAACTAAATTCATTGTTAATCCTGTTGGAGATACTGCCGAAACTCTATTGTAAGTTTCTGTAGTGAATCCAGATCTCTGATATCTAATGACAGTATCAGTTTTAATTCCAGTAAATACTTTTCCTGGACATGCTACAGTTGCATTTCCAGAGGCATCAAAAGAAATTGTTAATTTGTCTAATCCATTAAATCCACCACCATTGATGGAATCTAAGAAACAATCAGCAGTAAATGCTACAGGTAAACCAGATACTGCTGTGCTCTGATAGACTGATTTAATATCCTGATTACCAAAATCTTTTACAGATACAATGGATCTTGAGTAGTTTTCAGTACCATTGATGAGAATTTGTTCTCCTGGTAAAAAAGATCCAGATACTTGTCTCAGTGTAACCAAAGTTGAGTTAGTACCCGCACTTACGGCATATCCAGTAGCTCCACTGTTTTTACCCTTAATAAAGGAAGTTGCAGGAAGTTCCACTCCAACTGCTTGGTTTAACGTCAGTTGAGTATAAGTTTGAATATCATAAAGATATAAATCCCAGTTTGTTGCAAATGCCGAATAATTTACATCAGTTACATTAAATTCTAAAATTCTAGCATCTCCAATTTTAACGCCTGTTCCAGAAGATGTACTGTAAGAACTTTTTCTTTGATTAAAAAGTTCTACCGTACCCTTTCTTTTTACTGCGCCATACACATTATTAACTCTTAAAAGACTTCCTACTTTAAATGGGACATTAATTTGATTTACTGTTTGAGTATCTCTTGGCTTATTGACATCAATAATTGTTGTGCCTACCTTATCAACATCATACCCCCTAACATATGCCTTACCAGGAGAAATTTTAACACACATTAAATCGTCTGATGGAACATTTCCACTATCTGTTTTTTCATTATCAAAAAATAAACCATCATTTCCGAGTCTATTATTTAAAGAGTTATTTGTAGAAACAGTAAATGGAGTAACTGCATAATCTCCAGATTCATCATAGGTTCTTTGTGCCAGATAATCTCTAATTATATTATAACTGCTTTTTACCTGAAACTTTTTAATTTGACCATTTTGAATCCTCATCAACTCGACAAAATCTGTGTCGTTCAGATCTTCTATATCTTTTTTAATCAGAGTTAAATTGATTTTAAGTCTATCTGCTCCAGGAGCAGCATAATTAGAAAATCCTTTTGCATTATCATATAATGAAGAATCATCCTTTGCACTAATTACATCCTCATCAATTCTTAATCCAACTCTATATGATGGAGTATTTGAATACTCATCAAGAATAATTGTTTGTTTCGAAACTTTAGCAAAGAATCCTCTAATGAAATAAATTCCATCATTGACAGATGCTGCAGATCCAATTGCTGTTGCATTCGATGCTACTAAGGATGCAACTGGTGTACCAGAATTTATTGTTGTAATACCATAAGTTATATTATCTTCACAAACAAGCAATTCCCCGTTTAAAAATGGAGTGAAGTTAAAATCAGAATCAGAATCCAAATATTTTACATAGATTGTAATGTATTCAACATTTGCTCCATCTGGAAATATAATATTTTGGATACGAGCACTAACTCCCGAATCTTGCCCTGTAATCTTTTTACCAATTAATTTCTCAATATACAAAGAGATATCCACACCATAATTGGATGGATTTAACTTAACTGCATAAAATTGCGAGTCAAAAGCAACGTTTCCTGGAATAACTACAGACCCATCTTTAAAGACATTACTGCCAAATTTTTCAATTTGATTTTGTAAAATTGACTGTAGAGTAGTTAGTTCTCTAGCCTGAACAGGTCTGCCTGGATTGAATAGAACTTTATAAAAATCCTTATTGGCATCATAATCATCATAATATGGGCTAACATTTAAATTGGTTTTTTGAGCCATTTTTTAAAATTCCAGGATAATTTTAACGTCTTCTTTTTGTCTGGAGTTTCTTGATACCAAAGGTCTGTTATCAATGTATATAATGTCTCCCGATAATTTATTTATCTCGGGATTTGAAAGACCATTTGTAAATTGTGTTCCCAAACTTATAATTTTGCCTGTAGAAAGAGATGTAGTAATTCCACTAAAACCAGTATCTACGGATGCGGAGAACCCACCAACATTTTTTGTAATTGGATATGAAGATGATTCGAATGATAAAACCTTTGCTTGAGATGAAACAGTCTTATAATCAGTTTCATCTAATTTGGTTGGATTGAAATAAAGTGATCGATCTCTAAAATATTTAACAACATTCGTTTCTACATCATATGATGCAACATACCCAGTTGCTGTTCCAATTACTCCACCTGTACTTCCGGTAACTGTTTGAGTAATTTTATCACCAATAGATAATGTTCCTGTAATTGATGATGGATTAAGCTTAATTGAATACAATCCAGAAAATTGATTATCAACAAATGTTGCCGTTGAACCAAATGAAGTTGGATTTTTTAATATCCCAACCTGAGCAAATTTCGTATCAATTGGGAAATCTTTTGTAGAATCATCAAATCTTGCATATACTAAAGTTCTATCTGCTCCTAATTCTGTGTAAATGTCGTAACCATGACCTCTCGATGGTGGAATAATTGGAATTAATTTAGCTGGTTGTGTTGCTGTTGCACTAATGCTTCCAATATCTACCATACCATAATTATATCCATATCCACCCGAAGAAATCCTAACGTTAGAAATTTGTCCAATACTATTCGCATCTAAAATAACAGATGCTCCAGATCCGTCACCAATAATATTAAATGATTGATTTTCTCCCCCAGCATACCCAAGTCCAGGATTATCAACATAGACTTTTTTTATTTGATTCTGATTAATTGTAGAGTCTCCATTCGTCCTTACGGCACTAATTTGAACGTCAGTAGAAGATTGCCAACTATTTGGAATTGAAATATACTCAGTAGAATCAAATTTAATAATGTCACTTGGTGATACTGTATACAGATATTTCCAAAGATATCCATCTCCACTTGAACCGGCAGAAGAAGGTTCTAAATCAGTAAATGTTGGCTCATCTTGAGAAGAATTACCACCGGTACTAATTCCGGATGAACCATTATCGATACAAATATAAAGTTTATATTCTGAATTTAGCACATAAAAATTGGAATCATAAAGTCTACTGGATTGTGTAAGTGGTGATTGATTTGTAATGCTATAATCATGACGATACATTTCATATTTTGATCCTCTAGACCAATCAATTCTCCTTATAACTCTTCTAATATTTGCACTGGTTATCTTTTTACCAAATATGATAGTATCATGGGAATGATTGAGGTAATTTACACTGTCTATTGGGTCAGGAGTATTTGTATCCCAATCAGTAGTTCTACCAAATCCAACTGCTGTGGGATTTGGCAATCCCAAAAATATATAATACGAATTATTAGTATTATCAATAGAATCCACAAAATTACTTGAATTGAGAATTCTAAATTGATCGGTTACAATTGCAGACATATTATTATAGTTTTTTAATTATTTATAATTAACCCAGATCCTTTTTAAGGGGACCAATATTTCTTAATCCATATCCACGTCTTTGAATAGTTGCAAATGTCGATAATCCCGGATTTATAGTGTAACCACTTGCTCCAATTGAAATTGGATTTGTAGATCTACTAAACCCAGAAATTCTTCCCCAAGAGAATCTGCCAGCAAATTTTGCAAGACCTGTTGATAATCCACTTACTGAAGTTGTTGAAAGAATATTGGATACAATTTCGGCACTTGTTGAACCAACTGAAACATAATTTAGTGAATGAATATAATAAACATTATCAAGATAAGTACTTCCTATTCCAACTGTTGCATTATTGCTACTATCAATAGATGTGACACCATTACCAATAGTTGTATTGTAAATATAAATTGGATAATTAGTACTCAATCCTGATGGGAATGAGTTTGGAGAAGTTACATTCAAATAAAATTTAAGTGCAAGAGGATTTCCATTTGTTCCTGTTGTGGTTCCAATTCCAGTAATAATACCAGAGAATCCTTGCACTAAAGATGCTCCACCAATTTTTTCAAAAATTGGATCTGGATATGCAACAATAACTTGAGGTGGATTAGTATTGGTATATCCATATCCAGAACTGGTAATTACTGGAGATGAAATTGATCCATTAGAAATACTCACCGTTGCAGTTGCAGTCGATCCAATGCCAATACCAATAACTGGTGGACGAGAAATTTTTACTGGAATTGTTGTTCCAGTGTATCCAGATCCAACAGAAGTAATTGTTAATGCTGAGATTGTTCCAGTAACCGAAACTGTTGCTGTTAATGCAGCAGATACGGGATCATCGTTTCCACTAACAATTAATGCATCGAAACTACTAATTGTAATTGGACTTGTATATCCAGATGTTTGATTTTGCTCATATTTAAAGAAATTTGCATCATCCACAAATATTTCAGTATCTGAAGACTTGAAATCTTTAATAATTCTTGCAGTTGGATAAACTCCACCTTCAATTGAATCTCTAGTTTTGGTAACAATTTCCCCATTGATTTTAGAATCAACTTTCTGCTTTGTCCATCTTAAGGGTTTGTAATTTGTAACATCAATTCCTTGATCCCTATAGATATTAGTTTCAACTTTATCCGAAGCAGAAATATAAGAAATCAATCTCGAATTTTGAGTGGTTGTAATTCCAGATACTGTTGGATTTTTAAATAATTGTACAGTATCTCCCCTTTTAATAGTTTCATTAACTGTTGTTAAAACACTATCTTGACCTCTTGTTCCTCTGTAGAAGAAAATTGAAATATTATCTTCTGGTAATGGTGGGTATTTGAAGACAAATGATGATCCCCCATCAAATTCATAAGTATCGCCGTGAGCTTGAACAATACCATTAACAAAAATAAGTAGAACTGGACCTAAATCAATACTGGCAGAATCTTGATCATTGGGATTGATTTCAAAACTCAATAATTGTGAATTATAAAAAAGTGGGAATCGTGTTCTACCACCATCTTGTAATGATTTGATGGAATCAATATAATCCATTTCACCAAATTGCCAAGCAGCAAATGAATCAGTAAATGTGCTAAGAACTGTTAATTTAAATTCCTTAACAGGTGCCGAAAGTCCCTTTGCAGTTACAAGACCTATAGGTTTAAATGTGTCACCTATTTGGAATCCGTATCCAGATCTGGTAAATTTGAATGATTGTACATCAAAGAATGTTGAAGCAGCGCCAGATACATTAGGTCCGACAGTTATGTTCATCAATAATCCTACTCCAGTATCGGTAGTTGATCCAACACTTAATCTGGAAATACCAATGACTGGAAGATTTTCGTAACTTGGTGGTGCAACTTGCGCGTATGGATTTGTATATCCACTTCCACCATTTTCAATTATAAATCCAGAAATAGATCCACCAGAACCAACTCTTCCATAAACTACTGCTCCGGATCCAGTTCTATCAGATATTCCAATAGATACTGTTCCAAAATATCCAGATCCAAAATTTGGTTCCGACCTAAATGTAAATGTTGTTGCTATTCCAACTGCATTCGTAGAATTACTATTAATAAAAATAGTTCCAAATCCAATAGAGGTTACATATGTTTCGGTTGTGACGACACCAATTGCCCGAAGTTGCTGTCCAACAGAAATGGAATTGGTAGTAATGCCTGTAATCTTATTGGTTGTAATTCCAATTAATCCAGTAACCGCTACACCAACAATGAAAGAAGTTGTAAATCCAATTGAAGAAATTGATCCTCCACTAAGGGTAATTTGTACCCCAGTGCTTCCTACGCCCACCAGAGGGGCATACCCAGTCCCTTCACTAGATCCTAAAGAAACAATGATACCACCCCTTGGAAGTTGATTCTGATTAACGTCAGCATCAGATTTAACAATCATTCCATTTGTTGAAGTAATTCCACTGAATACCACGCTAGTGATTCCAAGAACTGCATTATCAACTACATTAAAATTATTTCCAGTATTATTTTGTGTTGATGGAGTTTGGAAAATACTATTAATAAAAAGAATACCATTACCACCGGTCGAACCAATACCCGTAGTATTCATCCCATTCAATGTTAAAATATAAGTTTGCCCAATTCCAGTAAATTTCTCCGAAATATTATCATATAATGTATTTGTCGTATAATCTTTTCTAAGATATACTCTTCCAGTAAAGGATGATTTTGGTTGCTCTAAATTGCTAATATCTCTTTGTGTTACAGCGTTTCCTCTTGGAGGTTCAGTAAACCATATTTTATTTCCAACTACATTATATGCCCCCCTATAAAGAGAAATTGGCGAATCATTGAAGTGTGAAGTTGCAATTGTTCCTGCATATCCTCTTTGAATATTAGTAAGATAATAAGTTCCTATACCCGTAATAGTTGCCCCACTAGTCGTACCAAGTCCCACTGTAACTACTTTAACATATTCGTTATCAATTTTGAGGAGATCTGCTGGTTTAATGGATGAAATTCCACTGATTGAAAAATAAGTATTACCCGCACCAATTCCACCACCAAAATTAAAGGTTGTTGTTGTACTTACTCCTTGGAGTGAGATTGTATTAATTGAGAGGGTGCTAATTCCAATTGTTGTTACTTGAGATCCGGAAGATAGTATTCCAACCGAACCTATTAATGTACCAACTGCTATTCCTGAAGTATTAATACCAGTAATTATATTTGTACTTATTCCTATGATACCAGTTTTACTTATACCAACCAAATCTGAGTTATACTTTAAAGTGTAATCAAGTAGGGAGTATGCAAGAGGTGCTTGAACAACACTATCAACTGTAATTAAAGATTTTTCCAATTTCTTGGTCATTTCCAATTCATGATTATTTCCGGATCCAAATGAAGTGAATGTAACATAAATTCCTAATTGGGCATATTCTTTTCTTGTTGCTAATTGGAAATTACTATTGTCAAGTTTAATTGGATATACTCTTGGTGGTAAGAATGAAGTTACAACACCAGTATAACTTAATGTGGAACCTATTCCAACAGAAGTAACACCAATACCTAAGAAAGTTGTTGCTGGATTATAAATTAATTCCTCACCAGTATTAAAGAAATGATTTGGAATTGTAATAACTCCAGTGGTTGAATTTAATTGAGTGGTATCTGATGGATTAAATGTTTTTTTATAAATTGGAATTCCTTGATAATTCAGTTCATAATCCAATTTATTAATTCTTCTTGCATTTATTCCATTATATGGAGTAATAGTAAATGCGTCTTCCCCAATACCATAAATTAAATTTGGTGGTTGGTTATTATAATCTGCTTCAATGTAAAATACTTCATTATAAATTTTGACATCAACTTGATTTCCACCCAAACTTGAATTTGGATAAAACAATAGTTGATTATAAAGTGAAGAATAAGTAGTTCCAAAAGTTCCAATTCCGGAAGATTCATTAGTTGATAAAATTGGATATTGAGTTATAAAACTATCCACGCCATCAGATACAAACATAATCTGATGCAATTCACTAGTTGATCCAATACTTAAATTAATTTTTGCTTTGAAACAACCAATTTCAATATTTGAATAAGAAATAATAGTTGATGCAGTTGAAACTTTTGAGTATATGGATTCATATCTTACAGTTCTTTCATATCCATTATCTTGACCAGGAACTAAAAATCTATAAGTTCCAATTCCAATAGAAGTTGTTCCAAATCCAACTATTTTTGAATTTATAGTAACTAAATTTGAAGTATCATTAGTGTAATCTATTGATAGAACTCCAGATGAAACTGATGCCCCAAAAGTTCCTATAAATTGGCTGGAGTAATTGTTCAATAATGAACTCGTATCATAATAATATTGAGTCATATATGTATCTTGACCATCATATGTCATATACATTTCAACAAAATCCATATAATTTGTATCATTGTCAATTATTTGGAATGCACCATAAAATGAATTATAATTATTTGTTGTCGCTACTGATACAACTGATGTAGTAATTCCTGGGAAAACATAAGAACCAGAATTTGTCAATTTTACAAATCCCACATTTGTACTTCCTATTCCAATATTCGCTCCTGGGAAGCTTGATTTGATCATTTTGATGTCATAGTCATCATTAAAACGATCTAACGGAGTAAATCTTAAACTAATTGTTCCCAATGAATCGTCAACATATCCATCTAAATTTCCAATTTTGATGGAAGAATTGTTTAGAGATGCTCTTTCAAGAGTAAAAACATTATAATCATTATCTACAAGAACAACTAAATCAGTAAATTGATATATACTCTTCGAAGTATTGATAATTTGTACCAAATATGTCCCAAAACTATCTGGAAGATTATAAGTAATTAGGTCAATATAACCAGATACTACCGCATCATTGCTTGTAAACTGTGACGATACATCATCTATTTGTAGTACTCTATTAGATCTACATTCAATATAACTGGATAACTTTTTATTTTTTAATTTTAGAAATTTTGATTTATTATCAGATACATTTATGTCAATTGCAAAATCAAATGAATTGATAGCATCTACTCTATTTTCGCTTTGAATATCATAGATAACTGTTGTGCCATCAGTAGAACCTAATCCAGATTTTGAAACTGATTGTATTTGTGTATCAGCAAAATTTTTCAATCCAGTCGTATGAAGTAGGGAATTTACGGAAGTTCTTAATTCATCATATTGAATTGGACTTTTTATAGTATAAGAAAGATTTTGATAATAGTCATTGTCATTTACTACTTGAACGTCATCACTTAATCTTCCCACTTGATCAATCCAATCATAATTACTCTTTGTCGAATAATCAGTTTCGAATCTTCCTTGCCTATCAACAATAGTATTGATTGTCGCAACAGATCCAGATATAAGACCTTTAATACGTTCTTCAGGTGAAAGGGAATATGATCCAATTGCCTTTATTGAATTTTCATCATATTCTGTGATTACCAAATCTCTTTCAACAAATGCTGACCCAGTAGAAGATGATAATTTTTCACCAAGTATAAATGTTGATGGTTCTTGGAAAGTAGTAAATTGTGGATAATCTTCATATTTAATAATAGTTCCAAAAGAATCTTGAACTGTTTTGGCAATACCTGGATTACTGGCATAAGAAGCTACTGAAAATTCAACCGTTGCAGGAATTGTATTTTGGCAATTTGTAACAGTAAAAAATTTGTACCCATAATCTGCAGAATTATATCCTGTTCCAGTTGTCCCAGACTGCTTAATACCTTCAACAAAAACTTTGTCACCAATACCAAAAATAGTTGTACTAAATCCCAATACTGGAGTAACCAAAGTGCAGGTAGCAATACCTGCTTGAGAAGTTACAATTGTGTCTATTGAGATTCCATTTGCATTATTTGTAGTAAATATTTTTATTGGAGTTGATGGGAGACCTTTTGGACTTTTTACAATATCAATTTTTTGAATACTGGAACCACTAAGAGATGCATTTAAAACATAATCCTCAACTTCCTTTCCAGTATCCGAATCTACAGCTACTACGGTTGGGGCAAATGAGTAGTAGTTACCACCATAATCAACATTAATTCCGGTAAGTGTATTTGAAGAATCTATTACAAGATAATTTGATATGCTTGCCGATGGTCGCAAAGTTTTATCGGAAGCATATTCAAATCCCTCATTTATAATTTTTACTTCATTTATTTTTCCAATTGTTGATGAAGTTGGAATAATATATGCATTTGATCCATATTGACTATCAATATAACTTATTTTTGGTAGTTTTTTATAATTATATCCACCAGAAATAATCCGTATCTTATCAACTCCACCAGTTGCAATTTTTGATTTAGTTGTATATTTTATTAATGAGCAATCATTTTGATTATAAATTGTTCTCTCTGGGATTGATTGTAAAGAAAAACTAAATGTAGTTGTCCCTACACCAGAAATTGAATAATCACCATTATATAAACTATCAATAAATGTTATTTGGGAATAATTATTAACATCTTTATCAGAAGTGCTAAGATATCCAGATTTTTCTAATGAATAAAATAGTGTTTGAGGTAATTGTTGAGTATATTGTATTGTTTTAGTTGCAGAAGCAGTTCCAAGACTTCCAATTCCAATCACACTGAATGAACTTGTTCCTGCGATGGAAACGAATTCATTTTTAAATTGGACATCAGTGTATATTTTAAAATTATATCCAGATAAAGAAGTGTCCGATAAATTAAATACTAAATCATTACCCTTAATTGATTTAATCTGTGGATTTATAAGTCCAATTTTTTGATAATTTCCGCCAGTCCCAACTCCCAAAGATCCGGCAACAGTAATAACAGTGGGTGGAGTTGAAATTGTATCACTATAGGTTTCTGATAATTGAATATTATCATCATTAACTTTATAAACAAAATATCCATCAGTTGTTAATCCTGATGCCGCAGAATCATCTGCACTATAAAATATTTTATCTCCAGTATTTAAATTGTGTTTTGGTAAATTGATAGTATTATTGAGTGTATTAATGCCAACAGAAGTAAATCCAATCGGATTAAAAATAAGTTTCTTC